ATAGTCTGCATCGGTCGAATTGAGATAGTAAAGTTGGGCAGAACTTGTCGCATCTTGCCCACCTTGCCGCATAAGTTCGTCACACAAAACAGTTTCGTCTGCCGTTGCAGTCCAGTTTGCTATTGTTGAGATTTGCGTTGCCATCAAACTTGTGGTGAGATAGTCGGCAAATGTGATTGTTGTTTGTGTTTCTGCTCCGACAGAATCCCAACGCTTCAAGACAATTCCGTTGTCCTGAACCTCAACCGATGCCCTCAAATCTGTCGCACTTGAATTGGTGACTGTCATGGCGTTCTTTCTTTCCCAGCCAATCCTGCGAATTGCTGTCACTGGAAAGTTTGGAAGTGAAAGAGTGCCATTGCCAGAACCACTGACAAATTGCTTGTAGTTTTTATCAATGAAAACACGTTGACAAAATCCCTCGATGCGGTTTGTCGCGGCATCAAGCAATTCTGTCAATAGTCGGTCATCATCCGACGTAGTCAAACGCAAGTATCTTTTGAGTGCTTGCAAACTGGTGATTGATGTCGAACTTGTTGCCATTGTTATTCCTTAAGTTGTCGAACATTTGGCAGGGATGGGCATTGCCCATCCCCACCGTATGTTCAATTACCTAATCAATTATGTAGTTGAAAGACAAACGTATGCACTTGGGTCGTGAACCTGAATATCATATCGTGATGTTGCACGAATGTTGATTTGATCTTCAGCAAAGTTTACGTGCTCACTTGTCGCAATGTTTATACCTTGTCTGTCACCAAATGCACAAGCGTCCATCCAATTACCAAAATATGCACATTCGATATTGATGGCAGTTGCGATAGGTGCTTGGTCACTGAAATTGACGGGATAGCCAAGAAGTTGTGCGCCTGTAGTCCCAACGCCCAAAGAGTCAATTGTATTCCCACCTGCGGCGGCAATCACTCGCAAGACAACTTGTGAATAAAACTGTCGTGACATAATCCATGACGCGCCAGCGTGGTATTTGTCGGCAAGAGCTCCCGCCGTTTCAACTAGGTTTGCCAACGTGAGTGATGCCCATGTTGCTCCTGCTCCGTCTACCGAACCACGACCAGCCACATTGCCCAGCCCTGTGACTGAACCAAATGCGGCAGTACCATCACCTTGAATAAACTCGGTGTCCTCGCGGATGCCAAGTGCCCTGCCCATATAATCAGCAAGAGTGTCAGCCATTGAAAACAAACTGTCTTCGCCTAAGCGATTTGACCACTTCATCAGACACGCTCGAGTCGTAGTTGAAAGCCCAACATTTGCCCAAACTGCTGAAGATTCTGTGATAGCAGAGTTTTCGGCGGGGTAATAAACTGTTGAACCAGATGTTAATGAAGGCACGTTGAGCGTGTCGGCTGTCATCGGGAAAGTCCTAGAAACTGCTCTGGCAACGCCGTAAGTTTCTCTGACATCGATTATTGCCGATTCAAGCGGATCTGGGACTAGGAAGCCGCCAGCACTATTTGTACCTTCGCTTTGTGCTTTCAATCCTGATGGAGCATTGTTGTTCCACCATTTGATTGCACTTGGTTGTTTAAGAAGTTTTGCACCAATCCATTGTCCTGAAATGTATTGGTCTTCAGCACTTCTGAAATTGGCAGAGTGTTTTCTATTTGATGTCATTTGTATTCCACCTGTTCGGGGTAACGCGGATTTTTGAGTTTTGCGAATTGCGTCACGAACGCCGCGTCGTATCGCCATTTGAGTTGCATCTTGAAGCTCCATTGCTTCTTCGATTGCAGGAGCATCAACACTTGCAACGACTTCGGTCGCTAGTGCTTCGTCTGCCGCAGGTTCGTCTGCTTCTGGCATTCCTGAGTGAAGTGATAATGTTGCTGGGTCATTCGCCGCAAAAATTGCCGCTAAGTCCAGTTCTGCACCATCCGCACCATATAAAATTGAATCGCCCAGCCATGCCATTACGGCTTCGACTGTGCCTTCGCCTTCGTATGCTTCTTCAACTTCAAGTTGCTTACATTGTGTCGCATTTAAGTTGCGAATCTGATTGAGAACTTGTTTCTTGTTCATTTTCTTATTTTCCAAAAAGTTTGAATTGTTACGAATTGCCTTGCTTTTGAAATTGCATCCGACCCGCACACGCTTCGGCTCGCTTCATTCATCGCGACAAACTTGTTTCTATAATACCATGCCTGTCAATAAACACGTCCTTGTAGGCGTTCGATTTCGAGCAGAGTCAATTTTGCGGGGTCTATGTCCCGCAAACGCAATGACCCAGATGTCTTCAGTGTAATACTGCCACCGACTTTTTTTGATTCGGAGTTGAGCCGAAATGCTTTGACTGCACGGCTGTCAATCGTTCCATCCTTCTTCAAGAATCCCTTGCTGGCGGCAACGACAAGCGCATCTTCGTTCATCGGCAATGGCGCAAACGAGTATTCAAGCAATCTGGACTTGCTGACAACGCGTTGCAATTCATTGCCTGTTGATTTGAACTGCTGTTTGTCTTTTGCTGTTGGTTCTCTTGTTTCAAGATACGAGAACCCAATTGAAACTCCGCGACATAATCCCGCCGCAACCAGCGACAGAACTGCATCGGGTCGCCATTCGCCTTCATGCCCTTCTGGTCGTTCTGGAAAACGGGTTGAAGCAACAACGCCATTGTCATTGACTTCGAGCCACTCACAAATTGCAACGGGGTCATCGTAGTTATGATTCCAGAAAACTGTTCCGCCTCCTTTGGTGAATCTCGTTGTCTGGATTCCTTTTGGCAAAACGCACTCGCCTTCTTCATCGACCGTGCTGGTTGAGATAAAAGCAACGGCAGTTCGAGCAGGTATATCTGCATTCAGATTGGCGGTGTAGTCTTTCAAGTCAATTCGTTTGTCATGTTCTTTTTTCATAATTTATACCTTTTTCAAATCTTCGTCATCAAGTATTTCAATCATCGTGCATCTACAATTCGGGTGCAATGGTGGAGTTTGAAGACCTCCGCCAGTGGGCGACCATACACGGACTTTGCCAACTGTTTCACCTTTGTCAGCAAAATTATCATAGATTCCAATTGGTCTTTTGTTTTTGTCACCCATTGCCAGACATGAGTCACACGCACTCGCCGCAACAACCCATTGCTTTCCTACGATAACGCCTGATTGATTCCATGCGTCAAGTCTGCCGATTTCATTGACCAGCGCAACTTCGGTTCGTGCAATCATTTCGGCTCTTGCGGCAATTGGGATTCGTCCCGTGTCAGGTTCTTTTTGTAATAGCGAACGAATGTCCTCGGCAATTTCATCTGTTGATGCTCCTCGCCTCATTCCCGCGTCAACTTTTCTCGCAACTTCTTTTCCCGTTCCAAAAATCAGCGTTTCAGTCAACTGGTCTTTGTACTTTTGCAGAGTGTTTGCAATGGTTGGGCTGAGTTGGTTGAATGTCAAATCAAGTCCGAGTCTGTCCAATTCTCTTTGTCCAGAAGTGAGCAAAACATCATCCACAAATCGGTCGGTGATTTTTCTGATCTCTTGCTCGGCTTCTGAACTCGTCACGAACTCGCCCATCCCTCCTGCCAAATCAAGGAATCGCTCAATCTCTTTGCGAAACAGTGGTTCTAACTCGTCACGAAAATTGTTCATGGGAGTCTCAAACACTTCCATTGTCTCAAGATACTCCTCATTGCCCTTATCAATCGGCGCGCGCTTTTGACTTAATAAAGAACGCGACTCATCCCACATTTCTTTTGTTGATTTATGTTTTTTTTTACAGTCGCAATCGTCAACGGAATCCGCGACGATAGGGTGTGTGCTTCCACGCATACAATATGGCGAGTCATGCAAATCGTCTGCTTCCATATAATGCCAGCCGTCGGGACAGGTTTTGTCGATTGGCTCTGGTGCTGGTTCTGCATCACCTGTTCCACCTCCGATTGGCGAATAATTGGGATTTGATGTTGATGGTCGGCTCGGAGGTGCTGTCGGTGGAGCAGGGGTAGCAAGCGCGCCGAACATCGGTTGCGGATTTCTTGCGTTTTCAATTGCAACGTCAATCGGCACTGAACCCATCGGGATAAACAATTCATCTCCGCCTTCGGTGGGCGCGAGTCCTCGTTCTGCCCTCACTTCATTCCGTGTTCGGATACCTGCCGCAATGTCACTCGCATCAATAGTCGCTTGTTGCGAACGGTCAACAGAAACAGGGTCGTCGTATGCAAGAAATAGCGTTTCAGCAAACATTCCAAACATCGGCAACAACTGGCGATTCAAAAACGATTCGTCAAGTGTTAAGTATGGCACAATCGTATCTCGAAGCCAGCCAAGATTTCCCTCTCTTGCATTTGCAAGGTTCGGGTCGTTCGCTTTCAACTTCGTCACTGGAACTCCTGCAATTGCGGCGATGACTTCAATTTTTCGTATTTCCCCTGAATCAAACGCCAAGTCTTGCGGACTGAATTGCATTGGTTTCCCGTCCGTGCCTCCTTCGAATATAAATGGGCGACTTCGGTTGTTCTTTCCGCCGAGTTGTCGTTCGACTTGTTGCATCAATCGCTGGTATTGCCCATCAGTCAAATGTTCTTTGACCATGATTGCCCAATCGGGTCGCGCTTGATTATCAAGAACATTCTGCTCGTATTCATCCATTGAATTAAGCAAATCAACTGCGTCGATTGCCGCACTCACCCAGCCCATGCCATAGAACGGATCAGAAGGATTCGGTTGCTTTTCATGCAACACTTCATCTTTGCGGAACTTGACCGCGCTTGGTTGTTTTCCGTACTGGTATCCATCAACCAAATCCATATCACCATCAGGCACGACCGTCACCAAGTCGCTTTGCATATTCCAAAGTTCAATCGGTACGCCAATTGTTTCTGAAACTATCGGGTGAAGATATGCGTTGCCTGTCA